AATATATCGACCGTTGCGTCGAGCAATTGGTCGACGAGGAGGACCTCGACGAGAGCGAGGCCGAAGATATTTGCGAAATGGAATGGGAGAACCGCATGACGACGCCGGTCATCACGAAGACTCACGCCGACGCGAGCGCGGGCGATCCGCTGTCCTTCGTTCTCTCCGATGCAACGCCGGATCGTTACGGCGACGTCATCGTCGTCGACGGGTGGCAACTCGGAAACTTCAAAAAAAATCCGGTCGCACTGTTTAGCCACGACCCGAAATTCATCGTCGGCCGATGGAAAAATCTCCGCGTCGAGAGCAATGGTCTCCGCGGCGATCTGGAGCTCGCGCGCGAGGGGACGTCGGATCGGATCGACGAGATCCGTCGTCTCGTCGAGGCCGGGATCCTCAAAGCGGTCTCCGTCGGTTTCAAGCCGCTCGAGCACGAGCCTATCGACAAGGAAGATCCTTGGGGCGGCGTGCGCTACACCAAATCCGAGCTAGTCGAGACTTCACTCGTGGCCGTTCCCGCAAATCCAAACGCGCTCGCGGTCGCGAAAAGTTTCGGCGTTTCTCCCGACACCTTGCGGCTCGTCTTCGCCAAGCATGGCACGGAAGACGAGACGACCAGGCGGCGGGACCTCCGCGCCAAGCATGGCGAATCGCAGCATCGAAACGACAGGAGGGGAGCGATGACGCTCGCCCAACGCATCCAGAATATCGAGGCGTCGATTGTCGCCAAGCGCGACGCGCTCGACGCGCTACTCGCGAAGATGGACGACACCGACGTCAAGGACGCCGAGCTTACCGAGATGAACGATCTCAACGCCGATCTGGCTCGCCTGGAGAGGGCGCACGCCGGATTGATCGAATCCGAGAAGCGTCTCGCGAAGGGCACCGACGGCGGCGGCAACGGCGACAACCGGAGTCGTGAGCTCACCGTCGTTCATGACCAGCGTCGCCCCACCAACGGCAACGGCCAGGAGCGCCGCGAGGAGATCAGAACTCCGGCCGTACATTCGCGCGGCAAGCCGAAGGACTTCACGCTCGTCGATCTCCTCGCCCGCGCGGGCGTGGTGACGATCCGCGCGAAGGAATGGAACATCCCCATGGAGGCCGCACGCGCGCGCATCTATGGCGATGACCTCGAGACCCGCGAGGTTTGCGACATTGTCTGTCGGTCCGCGGTCGCTCCGGCGATGACGACGGTCACCGGATGGGCGGCCGAGCTCGTCCAGCCGCGTTACGAGGCGATGCTCCCGCTCCTCATGCCGAGAGCATTGTTGACGCGGCTCGCTCCTCGCGGCCTCTCGCTCGACTTCGGCACCGCGGGCAAGATCGTCATCCCGGGTCGCCAGCGCACGCCGGCGCTCGCCGGATCCTTCGTCGGCGAAGGAATGCCGATCCCCGTCCGTCAAGGCGCGTTCACGTCGATCCAATTCACGAGAAAGAAGGTCGGCGTCATCTCCGTCTGGACGAAGGAAATGGAAGACGCGAGCACGCCAGCCATCGAGGGCGTGATCCGCGAGGCGATCCAGGACGACACCAGCGTCGTCGTCGATAGCATCTTGATCGACGCCAACGCCGCGACCGTGATCCGGCCCGCCGGTCTTCTCAACGGCGTTGCCGCGCTCACGGCGACGACCGGCGGCGGACTCAACGCGCTCGTCGGCGATATCCTCCAACTCGTCGGCGCGATCACGACCGCGAGCTATGGCAATATCCGCAATCTCGTCTGGCTCGTGAATCCGGCGCAAGTCCTCTCCGCTTCCTTGACCGGCGCGGCGGCGACCGGCGTCTATCCGTTCAAGGAGGAGATCAGTCGCGGCACGCTCGCGAATATTCCGTTTATCGACTCGGCGACCGTCCCGGCGAAGACGATGATCCTCGTCGACGCCGCGGACTTCGTCTCCATCGGCGGAGGCGCGCCGCGCTTTGATATCTCGGATTCTGCCACGATTCACATGGAGGACACGTCTCCGGCCGAGCTTGTCGGCACCGGCTCGCCCGGGACCGTCGCCTCGCCGCAACGGTCGCTGTTCCAGACCGACTCGCTCGCCCTCCGGATGGTCATGCCCTTGAATTGGGCGATGCGTCGTACCGGCATGGTCGCCTGGACTCAAAACGTAACGTGGTAAAACCCGCGGCCTAGGTCGCGAGTTGAAGGGCTGGAGACGGGTCGCATCCCGCGGCCCGTCAATCCACAACAGGAGACGAAGACATGACAGACGATCCCGCCACCGAAGCCGCGCGCAAGCGCGTCGCCGAAGACAAGGAGCTCGTCGAGCGTTCGCGCGCGGAATATGCCGAGCGCACGAAGGGCAAGCCAACTCCGACGCAAGAGGAGTGCGATCTCGCCGTCTCCGGCGCGCACGTCGTCGAGAAGGAGGACGACGGATCCGGACCGGACCCGTCCGATCCGCGCAATCGGGAGGCGCATCAACGCCACCAGACGGCCCGCCCCGCGCCCGCGAGCGGCGGATATGCAACGCGGCAGACGACGCCGCGGCCGACGACGCGCTCCGAATAATGAACGCGCTCGCTCGCATCGCGCGAGTCCTCGCTCCCTTCGTCGCGAAAGCGGCGGAGGGAGAGTTTCGTCCTGGGCCGTACTATCTCCCGATCAGCGGGGGATATCTCCCGGACGGCGTTCCGACGAACTTCTGGCAATGCGCCATCGATCCGCAAGGGAGCGGCGCGCGCTCCGCGATGGTCGAGGCATGCGTCTCCGCCTATAGCCAGACCGTCGCAATGTGTCCGGGCAATCACTGGCGCTCGAATTCAAAGGGCGGCCGGGATCGCGTCGACAATTCCGCATTGATGCGGATCATGCGCCATCCGAATGACTATTCGTCGATCTCCGACTTCATGCTCAACGCGACGCGCATGCTCTACCTCGAGGGCAACGCCTATGCGCTCGCTCTGCGGAATTCGCGTTTCGAGGTCGACTCGCTTCATCTCATGGATTCGCGCCAGTCATATCCGCAGATCGCGGAGACCGGCGACGTGTTCTATCATCTCGCCGGGAACGAGATCATCCAGCGTCGGCTCGACATGATGGGCGGCGGGAAATTGATCGTCCCGCAACGCGACGTCATGCATATCCATTTGCACAATGATCGGCGGCAACCGTTCCCGATCCGCGGCGAGTCCCCGCTCTTGGCCGCGCTCGCGGAGATGGCGGCGACGGACGCGATCAAACAACAGCAAATCCAATTTTACATAAACCAGGCGCGGCCCTCCGCCGTGCTCTCGACCGATCTCGTCCTCCCGCGCGAGAAGGTCGCCGAGCTCCGTCAAATGTGGATGGAGCAAGCGAAGGGCCTCGACGGATGCGGCCCGGGCGGCGTCCCCATTCTCACGGCCGGACTCAAGGTCCAGCCATGGGCGGTCGTCGGCAAGGACGCGCAAGTCGCCGAGGTCATGAAGATCAGCAATGACCAGATCGCGCTTGCGTTCCGCATCCCGCTCCAGATCCTAGGGCTCGCGTCGACCGCCTATCAATCGACCGAGGCGCTCATGCAATTGTGGATCGCGAGCGGTCTCGGGTTTGCGCTCAATCATATCGAGGAGAGTTTCGGTCTCCTGTTCGGATTGAAGGGCGTCCCCGACGAATATCTCGAGCTCGATACGTCGGCGCTCCTTCGCTCCATGTTCAAGGATCGGATCGAGGGACTCGCGCGCGCGGTGCAAGGCGGGATCCTCGCGCCGAATGAAGCGCGCAACCTTGAAGGATATGACGACGTGAAATTCGGGGACGAGCCTCGTGTCCAGCAGCAAGTCGTCCCATTGTCAGCTGCCGCGTCGATTCCAGTGAAGCCTCCAGGCGCTCCGGGTCCCGGCGCGCATCCGCCCGCTCCTCCCGCTCCCGGCGCTCCTCCGTCTGCCGCGGGCGAAGGAGATCAACCGAAGGACTACGACGACAATGTCCGACGGAACATCGCTCGAAGCCTTATCGCCTCCGCCGACGAACACCGCAGACGACGCACGGCGGCTCTCCGTGCTCAATGACGGATTGCGCGACGCGCTAGGCGAAACGATCCAGATCCTCCGGGAGCAATGGGAGCGCGAATATGCGCTGATGGAGATGCATGCGCGCACGACGCTCGCCGAGCTTCGCGCGCAACAGGTCGAGCGGCTCGCCGCGCTCGACGCCGCATCGCGCGTGATGATGGAGGAGCTCGGCGCAAGGGTCACGGCGCGGCTCGCACAAGTGAAGGACGGCGCGCCGGGAGCCGAGGGGCCAGCGGGTCCCGTCGGTCCCATCGGCGAGAAGGGAGATCGCGGCGATGCGGGAGAACAGGGGCCAGCGGGTCCAGCGGGCGATCCGGGAAGGCAAGGCGATCCGGGCGCGAAGGGCGATGCGGGAGCAATGGGAGATCGCGGCGCGGACGGTCCTCCTGGAGCCGTCGGGCCTGTCGGTCCGTCTGGTCCTCCGGGCGAGGTCGGGCCAGCGGGCACGAGCGGCGAGCGAGGTCCCGACGGTCCTCCCGGCGAGCGCGGAGAAAAGGGAGACCCCGGCGACGTCGGCGCTCCCGGCGCGAAGGGCGAGACCGGAGATCGCGGCGCTCCCGGCGAGCGCGGAGAGGCGGGGCCGGAAGGTCCTACCGGAGCCACAGGGGCGGCCGGAGAAGCCGGTCCCGCGGGGCCGCAGGGGGAGAAGGGGGACCAAGGTCCCGAAGGGCCTCCGGGCCGTCCTGGAGAAGCGGGCGCGGCCGGTCCGGGCGGAGCCGAAGGTCCCGCGGGAGCCGCGGGTGACGTCGGTCCAGCGGGTCCGCGCGGCCTCGTCGGCGAGCGGGGAGAGATCGGACCAGCGGGGCCGGAAGGGCCTCCCGGGCCGGTCGGCGTTCTCCCGGCCGTAACGGCATTCGAGGCGGAGCGGGTCTATTACCGCGGCGACGTCGTCGCGCATAAGGGCTCGACGTTCCAGGCGCGCAAGGACACCGGCCAAGCGCCGCCGCACGGCGACTGGATCCCGCTCGCGTTCCGCGGCGTCGACGGCGTCTCGCCGAAGCCGCGCGGGACCTGGACGGCGACGGAGGCATATGCCGCGCTCGATATCGTCGCCAGCGACGGCGCATCGTTCATCGCGCTCCGCGATCTCCCCGGTCCGCTCCCGGGCGAGGGCTGGCAACTCCTCGTCCGCCAAGGTCGGATCGGACGAGCGGGGCCGCAGGGCGAGCCGGGGCCGAAGGGCGAGCGCGGAGATCCGGGCGCGCCCGCGCCGTCGATCATCGGATGGAAGCTCGACCGCGAGACCTATCGCGCGACGCCGATCCTCTCCGATGGCAAGCGCGGACCAGTGCTCGAGCTCCGCGGCCTGTTCGAACAATTCCAATCGGAGACGCGGGCATGAGCTTGCGCCAGGTCCTCCTCCAGTCCGCGCGCGTGGCCGAGCTTCGTCATCGTGCCGACGATCTCGCGCGCGCCGCGCGTCCGCCCGCGCGCATCGTATTGACCGGCGATCCCAAGCGCGATCGGCGGCGTCTCGGTCTCCTCCTCCTGGACGAGCGCCGCAAAAATGCGAAACTCCGCGCGACCATCGGAGAGGAGTGATCCATGCGCGTGACCTGTCCATGCTGCAAAGGCGACAAGCGCCTCCCATTGCACGAGAACGTCGACGGCATTGTCATCGTGACGCTTCCATCGTGCGGCCATTGTCAAGGCGAGGGCACAATCGAGAGCGAGATCCTCGAGACCGAATGCGCCATCGTTTACAGCGACGGGAGCGTCGTCGAGACGACGGCGCGACTCGTCCCGCGCTATCCGACGACGGAGTGAGCTCATGCCGGAGGTCGATATCGACGTTATCACCGAGGCGACGACGCATGATTTGATCTCGCTCGCCGATCTTAAAATCATGCTCGACATTCCGGCCGGGGACACGTCGAACGATCAGCAACTCCAATTGTTGATCGAGCAAAATTCCGAGGCGATTGCGATGGAATGCAATCGCGTTTTCGGAAAGGAGGAGGTCGAGGAGCTCTGGCAATGCGTCGCCATCGAATGCTGTCCGGACGGCGCATCGAAAATCTGGCTCTCGCATTATCCGGTCGATCTCGTCGAGCCATTCACGGTCGAGAGCCCGCCCGGGACGGTCCTGGATCCGACCGCCTATCGGGTCGAGAAATGGTCGGGGAAATTGACGATCAAAGCCGGGACGTCGAGCTCGATCCTCGTCCATTACACCGGGGGCTTCGATCTGCCCGACGAGGCTCCCGGTCCGTTGCAACAGGCGACCGGCGTCCTCGTGCGAAAGTATCGCACCGAAGCCGCGGCGGCGAGCACGAGCGGGAGCGGCGTCCGCATGCTCGCGCACAAGGATTCGCGGGTCATCTATTTCTCGCCGAAGGACATGGCGGGCGGGACGACGACGAGCACCGGACCGAGCGTCGAGACCAGCGCGATCAAAAATCTCCTCTCGAAATACACGCGATATTTTATTTGAGGGAGACGGCATGGACGACTTCGGCGGAATGCCGACGATCATCCGCTTTACCAAGGCGGAGGCCGACGAGGCGATTGCGGCGGGCGACAAGCGATGGCAATTCGCACGCAACAGGAATGCGCGAAACTACGGGATCGATCTCTCGCCGGAGGAGTGCAAGGAGAACCATCACGTCGGGTCCATCGGCGAATGGGTTTGCGCCGAATATTTCGGTCTGGAATTCGAGGGCGGGACCGATTTCGATTCCTATGAATCGCTGGTCGCTCCGGACTTGAAGATCATCGAGGTCCGCGCGCGCCGGATCCAATTCGGTTTGAATGCCGATCTCACCATTCGGCCCGACGACAAGATGCGGCTCCCGGTCGTCCTCGTGCGCGTATCGATGGAGCGGATGCTCGCCGAGATCGTCGGCTGGCTGTGCGGATGGGAAGCAATCGAGCGCGAGGATAAAATCTGGTACGGCCCGCGCCAGGTCTTCTATGTCCCGCCTCCGTATCATTCGGTCCTGTCGCTCGTGCAATGGCTCGCTTGCGGTCGCCGTCCGCATTGGTGCCCGGAGAAATATCGGAGCGTCGCCTAATGCCGTTCCTGGTCGAGGTCAGCACGAACCTCCGCGATCACGGACCAATCGTGCGGAGCGCGGTCGTCATGCTGTCGCAACGCATCCGGACGCGAAGCCGGAAGGACATTGCGGCGGCCGGTCATTTCGGGCGCTACGCGAAAGGATTTAATACGAGCTTCAAGCGCATCTCCGGCGGATATGTCGTCGAGACCCAACTCCGTCCCGCGTTTCTCAAGGTCAAGGAATACGGCGGGGTCTCCATCGGTAAACCGTTTCTCTGGATTCCGAAGCCGCCGCTCCGGATCAAACTCCGCAAATACGGCGGCAAGCTCATTCGCCCGAAGGGCAAGCGCGTCCTAATCCGCCCGACCGACGGCGAGGTCATGTATATCGCGATCCCAAGCGTGACCCATCGCGCGGTGTTCCATCTCCGCCAGATCGAGAAGGAGGAGACCGAGCGATTCGTCGTGAACATGAAGGAAGGGATCTATTCGGCGAAGACCCAGGAGACCGTCCGATTCGGAGGCTAACGCGATGCTCTACAATCTCCAGGACGATCTCTATCTCAAAGTCTGGGCGGTCTGGGCGCGGCCGGTCACCGTCACGCCGACGATCTCGCAACCCGCGCAACCGGCCTATGGCGGGCGTGGCTATTACGATCAAAAGTCGCTCGACATTCTGGCGGAGAATGGCGCGATCATCTCCGACGGCGAGACCTATCTCGACATTCTCGAAAGCGAGTATCCGGTCCTGCCGATGCAAGGCGACCAGATCGATATCCCATTCCACCAAGGCGTGCGCGGCGGGACATTCAAGGTCCTCGATCTCACCCCGGGCAACGCCGGCGGGATGATTACGATCACGCTCCGCAAGATCGTCACCGACAAACCGGCCACGCCATGAACGCTCCGGTCCCGATCAATCCAAACGGCCACTATGCAAATTCCCGGTCCTGGATGATCCAGGGCGTTTTCCTGGAACGGTTGAAGCTCGTTCCGCCGTTCTCGACCGACGTCGCGAAATTCTGTCGGACCGTCGCGCTCCCGATCCAGGAGGAGCACTTGCCGCGTCTCGGCGTCTATCTCATGCCCGACGACAGTTTCGACGCGCTCAACGGGCCGCAAGGCAATCTCGGCCATCCGCATATGCGATGGAAGACGACACTCGGTTTCTCTTACATCGTGGTCAATAACGATCCGGAGATGACCGAATACGCGCTCGATATCGGATACTGGTCGATCCTCGCACTGTTGCATGATCCGGCATGGGCCAAGTGGCCGGGGACCGATGATCCGATGATTAACGGCATATCGGGCGGCGCGTCGCGCAAGGTCTATGGCATGGCGGGCAAGCAGAACGAGACTCCCATCGGCGAGATGCAGATGGAGCTCGTCGTCCATCACGAGTGGATATTCGAGCCAATCGTGAACGATGTTTTCCAAGCGATGCATTCGCAACTCGTCCTCCCCGGCGACGATCCGGATAATCCGCAACGTCCGCCCGTCGTCACCGAATGGACCCTGGACCAGTAGAGAGGAGAAAACAGATGGATCTCATGCAACGCTATCCGGTCAGCGGTCGCCCGCGGCTCCGGGATCGCCATACGGGCTTGACGCGCCCGTCGCATATCCGCGTCCGCGCGGCGAACGAGCGCATCCGATTGGCGATGAAGCACGGCGTCACTGGCGTCGGCTTCATGCCCGATATCGGGCAATCGGTCGAATGGCCTTTCGATCAATTCACGAAGCGCCGGATCTTGAAGGGCGACGTCACAATCGACGAGGGCGCATCCGGCGGCGAGGCCGCGGCCGAAATATTCAAGCGGCACAAGATCACGGTCAAGACCGAGAACAGAAACGACGCCGAGCAACCGCACGGACGTTCGCCGCGCCGAAAGACCGCGGAGACCTTGCCGCCGAGCTCCTCGACGTAATCCGACTCGAGTCGAGTCGGAATTCATCCGGCCCGTCGTGAGACGCGCCATTCCCATGATGGAGACAAACCATGCCGATCTCTTTTGATGCCATTCCCGCTCAATGGCGCATGCCGCTTTTCTGGGCCGAGGTCGACCCGTCGATGGCGGGGCTTCCGATTGTGCGCGACCCGATCCTCCTGGTCGGATCGATGATCGCGGACCCGACCGACACGACGATTTATCCGACGCCGGATCCGGCGCTCCCCACGGGCGTCGTGCCAGGTATCGCCGTGCCGAACATTCCAAAGCCCATCGGCACGCAAGCGCAAGCAGATCGCGAGTACGGGATGGGGAGCGAGCTTGCTTCCATGTTCGCCGCATGCGTCGCGAACAATTTCGCGCACGAGACATGGTGCCTGCCGGTCGCGCCGCTCGCGGGATCGGAGGCGTCGTCGGGAACGATCACCGTCGTCGCGCCGGCGACCGAGGCCGGGATGATCCATCTCTATATCGCCGGTCATCACGTCGGGATCGCCATCGGCACGACCGATCTCATTGCGGATATCGCGACGCAACTCGCCGCGGCGATCAACGCCAATCCGAAATTGCCGGTCGTCGCGACCTCTGCGGCGGCGGTCGTCACGTTGACGGCGAAGACGCGCGGAGACAACGGCGACGATATCACCGTGCAACTCAATTTCTACGGCAAGATCGGCGGCCAGGAATTGCCGCCCGGGTGTCAACTCACGTTGCCCGCGACCGGCCGCTTGACCGGCGGCGGCGGCGTGCCCGACTTCACCGTCGCGATCTCCAATCTCGGCGAGCATGCTTACGAGTACGTCGCGCTTCCTCACACCGACTCGAATACGCTGTTCGATTGGGAACAGGAATTCGGCTTTGAGGATATCGGCCGCTGGGGCTGGATGCGTCAGCTATACGGAATGATCTTCTGTGCCAAGCGCGGCGAATATTCCGACCTCCTCCTGTGGGGAGATCCGATCACTGGCGCGACGCCGAACTTCGGACCGATCTCGGTCATGGGCGTCGAGGAGACCGCGGCCTCGCCGGTCTATGAATGGTGCGCGGCCTATTGCGCGAAGGCCGCGCGCGCGTTGACCAATGATCCGGCGCGCCCGCTCCAGACGTTGAAGCTCAACAAGATCCTGCCGTGCCAGCGGGAGGATTCATTCATCCTGCCGGAGTTGAATTCGCTCTCCGGCGTCGGGATCGCCACGCAAAAGATCGGCTCCGACGGACAGCCGATGGTCATGCGCGATACGACGACCTATCAACTCAATCTCTACGGCCAGAGCGACGATGCCTATGAGCTTGTGACGACCATGTCGACGCTTGCGCGGATCATCCGCAATCAGCGCCAGGTCATTACGTCGAAATTCCCGCGACACAAGCTCGCGAATGACGGGACCAGATTCGGCGTTGGTCAAAAGATCGTCACGCCGAAGATCGTCAAGGCGGAACTCGTCTCGCAGTATCGGATCGACGAATTCAACGGCCTCGTCGAAGACGTCGCGTCGTTCAAGGATCATCTCATTGTCGAGCGCGATCCCAACAATCCGAACAGGCTCAACGTCCTGTGGCCGCCCGATCTCGTGAATCAGCTGCGCGTGTATGCGGTCCTCGTTCAATTCAGACTGCAATACAACCGCGGCCAGGATCTCGAGGTCATTCGCTAGAGTCGCTTCGACTCCAGCGCCCGCGCGCTGGTAACGCAAACGGCCCGACGCGGGACAGGGCCGCTCGCCCCGTCGTGATGACGCGGCAATCCCGATAGATGGAGGTCCCACTATGGCGCAAGCAGTCGCCGGAACGGCATTCTTCAAGGTCAACGGGAATCAACTCCCGTTGCGCGGCAACTTCACGGTCTCCTCCTCGCCCATCGAGCGGACAATGTTGGCGGGCCAGGATTACGTCCATGGCTACCAGGAGCTTCCCCGCGTCCCCTGGATCGAGGGCGACGTGACGACGACGCAAGAATTGTCGCTCGAGGTCCTCGACGCGATGGTCGACGTCACCGTCACGGCCGAACTTATCAACGGCAAGGTCTATGTTCTCAAGGAGGCGGCTTGCAAATCCGCCTTCGAAAACAATACGAGAGAGGGCCAGATCCGCGTCAAATTCGAGGGGACCTCGTGCGAGGAGATCGGAGGGGTCGGAGCCGGGATCGGCGCGTAACATCGGCAACGTAACGGAGGACACGAATGAACGAAATGAACCGACCGCCCGTCGAGGGCGAGCCCGTCATCCATCGCACCGACGCATTGAGGCCCGACATTCCCGAAGCGCCGCCGAAGCCCGCGGCGGCGCAACCGCCAGAGCGGCCGGAGGACACGGTCGACTTCGGCGAGGACGAGGATCGGGAGTTGACGCCGGAGGAGATCGAACGAAAGGAGGCGATGGAGGATCCGCTGGCCTATCCGTTGTCGCGGCCGATCCAGGCGCACGGCGAGGAGATCAAGATCCTCCGATGGCGCGAGCCGACGGGGGCCGATATCGAGAAGGCGGGCAACCCGATCTCGATTGAGGTCATCCCCGACACCGGACGTTATCGCGTCGCCTTCGACGAGAAAAAAATGGCCGCGATGATCTGCCAGCTTGCGTCGATCCCGCCGCATAGCGTGCGCTCGCTCCGGGCCGGAGACTGGACCGCCATCGCGACGAAAATCTTCCGTTTTTTCGCATGATGGTCGGAGGCGCGAGGCCCGACGATATCATCCTCTCCTGTTACAAGCTCGCCCGCCACTATCATCTCGATCCGGAAATCATCCTCCATAAACCGTTGAGCGACGTGCAACGCATGGTCGCCTGGACGAACCGGATGGAGGAGGAGATCGCGGCGGAGCAAGAGGCGCAGCAACGGATGCGCGATTGAGCGATGGCGCAAGAACAGACCATAGAGATCAAAGTCCAGTTAAGGGACGAGATCAGCAGGGCGGCGGAGCAAGCGGTCGCCAAGCTCCTCCGCTTGAACCAGGTCGATACGTCGCGCTCGACGTCGGCGATGGACAAGCTCGGCCGCGCGGCGGCGTTCGCCGGTCGGGAGATCAGGGCGATCTCGACCATTACCGGCGTCGGCGGAATTCTCGGCGCGGGCGGGATCGTCGCCGGTCTGGTCGCGGCCAAGCGATCCCTGGACGAATTCGCGCAAAGCGGAATGCGGATGCATTTCACGGCGCGCGAGCTTCGCGTCTCCGAGGGATTTCTCCGCGACTACACCGACGCATTGAAGGCCGTCGGCCAGAGCGAGGGCGAGGCCGCGAGCGGGATCCAGAGCGGGCTCCGCACACTGGAGGAGGCATGGACCGAGGGCAAAGGCTCTCGCATGTTCAAGGAGCTCGAGAAGGGCGTCGGCGATAGCGGGACCCGTCTGTTCCGCGATCTCATGCAATCCTACGGACGCGACGGTCCGGAGAAGGCGTTGCAACTCGCGCTCGACCGCATGGAGCGGATGAACCCGCGCGCGCAAGCGGCGTTCATGAAGACCATGGGATTCGGAACGGTCGGCGCGACCGAACTCCGAAAGATATTGCCGCAACTCGTCCCCGTCATCCGCATGTCGAAGGACGAGATGCTCCGGTACAACGTCGCGAACATCAATCTGGAACGGACCTGGGGCAACATCAAAACGACAGTCGGGAATGCGCTCCTCCCGGCGTTTACCGAATTGACCAAGGCGGTCGACGAATATCTCCGCACGCCCGCGGGCAAGCAA